TATTGAGTACCTCAATTTCAACATTATAAGTATATAAAGTATAAACAGTATCGGGATTATCTAATGAAACAAAAAATCCGGTTTCAATTGACGGTCCGTATTCTATTCCGTTAGATAACCCGTAACTTTTTTCGGCAATATGAATATTACTGTGTCTTCTACTATGTGATAAAGAATTACCATTAGGTAAATCTGGATAATATTTTAGATAAAATATACTCATTTCTTAACTGTAAATTTTTCTATTGTTGCAAATCCTATTCCTCCCGCAACTATATACATCATACTATCCCACATATATAAAGGTAACTTTATTTCGTAAAACATACTTATCAAAAAAGCTATAGATAAACAAACAAATGCTAAAAAAGCTATTAATCTTTTTGATGATTTCTGACCATTTTGGTCAGAAAAAATTGAACTTAAAAACTGTGTCATATTTTCTCATTTAAATCTTTAATAGTATAAAGAGTTAAATAAGAGTATTTACTGTTGTTAAGTTTATTAATGGTTTCGGTTATTTTGGTTTTTAACTCCTCGTCATTACTGGATGATAAATTACCTTCTAACTTTTTTATAACCTCGTTTCTATTAGTATCTATAGTTTCGATTAATTCTTTTCTGTTAATAGATGTTAATTTTTTTATCTCACCAACCACACTTTCATCTAAAGTACTTAAATATTCATTAAGTTTTCTGTTAGATATATTTAGTGTAGATGAAATAGGAACATCTATACGGTTTTTTGATTTTGGTTTTGACACCTTTGAAATTATATCTACTAAGTTAGATTTACTTTCAATTATTTTTTCTACTGACCTTAAATTGTCTCTATCGTAGATTTGACAGTCTAAATCTTCATATAAATTAGTTACTTTTTTACCTAATTTACTATCAAGCCAACTATCTATTTTTTTTAAATTATTATTTTCAGAAATTAATTTTTCCTTTAATATTCTAGTTGTTTCGTTTAGGTATAGTTCACTTTTTGTTTTGTCGAACCCCTTACCCCCATATATCTCATCGTATATATAGTAAGTTTCTCTCAAAACATTATTAGATATAATATTCTTTTTAAAGAAATTTAGATTCTCCTTAAATGAGGGTTTTTTATAACTCTCTACGAATAAAGACTCAAATCTAGATTTTATATTTCCAAATCTAATCATTTTGTTTTTTTATATAAATATTAGTCTCTAAGTAAATTGTCTAATTTTGTTTCCATTTCTCCTAAAGATTGTTTACCTTTTGATAAATCAATAAAAGAATTACCTTCAATCATATCCTCCTCAAGTAGTAAATTCAAATCTTTATCATTTATAAATGATTCGGGTGTAATATCTCCACCAGTGTCTCCTTCAGGTGCTGCCGTGTCACCACCTAAGTCTCCTCCACCTAAGTCACCACCTAAGTCTCCACCTAAGTCACCACCGCCTAAGTCTCCTCCACCTAAGTCTCCACCTTCACCACCTGTAGTATCACCACCTTCGGCAGGTTTAGTTCCATACAACTTATCTAAAGTACTAAATATTCCTGTCTTACTAATAACTTCACCTGTTTTTTCTAATTCACCAGCAACCGCCTTTTCAATACGCTGTTGTTGTAAATCTAACTTAACTTCTTCATCACTAAATCCTAATATATGTTTCTTAGCCCAAGAAGCAGAAACAGGTAATATACCATTTCCTGGGTCTGTAACTGAATCTCTATATAATTGAATCTTTTGTTGCCACTGCTCAACCTTCAACAAGTCGGCTTGTGTGGATGGGTTAGTTAGTCCTAAAGTAAAATTGTATAACTCATCTTCAAAACCTAAAAGATATAAATGTATTATTGCAATTTTATTTAATTCCTGAACTATAGATTTTTGTATTCTATTGATAGTTCTCGCAAATCTAATATCTTGTAATGCTAAATTCTTACCATCACCAACTACTTCCTCAAATCCTAAAAACGCCTTAGGTACTCTAAGGGCTGTTAATAATTTCTTTTGGATGTACTCTATGTCTGCAATCTCTGATAAATTTTGTGCTCCTGGTAAAGTGTCGATAGGACTCGGAGCATTTGGATCTCTAACAGGTATAAAATAGTCTTGGTCAACAGCCATTTGATTGTATCTCAAATCAACATTACCGTTAGTTGGATCTGCTATCTGATCTCTTTTAAATTTATTTGCAACTCTGTTTACGTATGGTTCAACGTCCTTATCGTCCATGTTTCCAACGAAAACTTTAAATACTCTTCTTTCAGGTGCTCTTGATGTTCTATATATCAACATCGCATCTTCTGCAAGTATAAGTTGTTTCCATATTCTTCTTCCTTTTTCTAACATGGATGTACCATAAGGTAATTTTCTATCGTCACCCAATAATCTAAAGTGTGCAATTTCCCAAGTATTAAAAGTCATATCTTTATTTTGCCACAAAAACTTTAAAGAATCTGCGTCTGTATCAGAGGTATTTCTATCTGGTTTGATTTTCATACCCCTTTCTTGTCTACTTATCTCAATATTAGGTAATTGTTGGGCACCCATAATACCTTTATCGGGGTCTAATTTTAGGTAAACAAAATTATCACCGTACTTACAAGTGTTTCTAATCCACATAGGTAAGTTTACGTTAATATCTAACTTATTGTTAAATAAGTCCGCAAGTATTGTTTTTATTCTTTTACTCTCTGAATAAATTTGTAATATATAACCATCTTCGTCTGGTGTTGTGGATTCTTCCGCGTATATGTCTAAAGCCGCTGAAATTTCAGGAGTATACTCCATACTTTCATAATCATAAAAGGATGCCAATCTAGTTGGTTCATAATATACAGATTGCGAATAAAGATTATTTTCAATCTTTTGCCACTGTTGTCCAAGATACAATGTTTGTTGCGCTTGTAACTTTTCTCTTTCGTATTCCCTCTTGTCTTTTGTTTTTAAAATTTCTTTTTTATCAAATTTAAAAACAGGTGATTGCTGGTCCAAAGTAGAGTCAGGTCCAAATACCTTACCTAATCTTTGCCATATTGTATAGTTTTGTTCAGACATACCGTTTTTTACATAAATATAAAAGATAAATCTTTTTATTAAAGATTATCTTTTGTTTCCTCCAAATAACCAACTATATTGTTCATAATCGGTTTTTGTTATACCTCCAGGTCTTCTATGGTCATTGTTTGGCATTACAGGTAATCCGGGATTGAAGTCCCTTGATGTATTCCTAACAGGAGTCTCATTAACCATCCAACTTTCCATCATTGCTTTAGTCTGTTCGGTGACTTTTTCAAGTTGTGTGAATGAACTCTCACCAACATATATCGCCATAGCCATTGCCATTATAAGGTCGTCGTGCTGTCCTTTAATGTGGTCAGGTCTACCATTTATGTAAACAAATGTATTCAACTCATTTATTAGACGAGAAGAACGAACAACAAAGTTGTGTCTTAAAGCCTCCTCAAAAGCTGCGACAATCTGAACTCTTTTTGAATTAAAATTAAGACCAGGTATCTTTTCCATAGCCTTTGGATTATATTTCCACTTGTCTGCGGCGTTTGTCCCTTCAACATACAAGTCTTTATAATTCATCTCTTGTAACTTTCTTGAAGTTGCAACTCCCATACCCCCTGTAATATCAATTACTATGAATGCCGAATACATAGTAGCCCACTTAAAGGCAATCTCGGCAGCCACATCGGGCGGTACCTTACCTAAATACTCTAACACCTGTTCTCTCTCGTCAAAATCTATAATACAGAACGTGGTGAAGTCATCACTATCACCCCTTGATACGTCAAGACCCATAATATACTTATGACCCACTACAGGTTCTTTCCATTGCCACAACGCACCTCCCATAAATTTATTTTCGGGGTCACAAATAAAATTTTCTTTAATTTTTTCTACAGTATCTGATGGTATTACGTTATCACCTGACCCTAAGAAATTACACTCTAATTCCTGAGCAATCTTACGTCTGTCAAACTTGAGTTTCTTACTCATACCCTCAAACCAAGTAGAGTATGGCTTGTATCCATCTAAAAAATGAGTTTTTATTTCCTCGAAATCTCTTTTCATAGGACTTATGTGTGAATAATCTAACGTTATTTCTTCATCTTTATAGTCCTCCCTATTTAACATATAATGTACGATGTCATTACATTTAATTAGTTTTAAGTCTTTAGCATAACGGGGGTCACGATACCAATACATTTCGGTAATCTTAAAGTCGTTCATACCTCTTAATGACTGGTCATAAATAGAGTAATATATACGGTCAAAACCGTTAGGTGTGGATATTACAATAACTTTACCACCCGTAGAAAGTGATGCCATACAGGCGGACCAGAAATCATTATCTGCCTCAATAAACGCCGCCTCATCAAATACAAGTATTGTGGGTGTATAACCTCTAAGTGCGTCTTTAGATGTCGCAACCGCCTTTACCTCACAACCGTTAGTAAGTTTGTAGTGTCTCTGAGAATTTTTCTCATTAGAGAAATCAACACCGAACCAACTTGGCCATTGTTCTATAAATGCACGTATCTTACTTGCCATCTCAACAGAGGTGTCAAGTTTGTTTGCAATAATTAGAATCTTTTCAGGTTTAGATTTAGGTGCGGTAACTAATTTTTTAGATATCCATGCCGATGTTACTGTTGATACGCCTGCCTGTCTATACTTAAGTGCAATATTTTCTTCGTGAGTATCGTAGTCGTTTATTAAACTTTCTTGGTCAGGGAAAAGTTGTAAAGGAACATATTTTGATTGTGTATTATCATAAGTTTGTAAATATGTCCTTAACGCATACGAGGTGTCTTTTACACACCTCGCATACTCTAATAATACTTTTTCTTTTGTTAGACCCATACTAACATTTTAATAAAATTTTATGTTAAAGAAATACCTAAATCACCTAGTAAGTCATCTAAGTCCATATCGTCATCATCGTCGTCATTACTATATTGTGACATGGCGTCATCATATTCTTGTTGCTTTAACTCAGAAATAATTTCATTAACCATATCAGAAACAAGCTTTTTACCCTCATCAGAACCTGATAGTATTTCTTTCATATTACTAATAAATTCATCTGCAGTAAGTTGAGAGAATCTTGATACGAAGTAATTCTGTATCTCTCTCATATCATCTTCAAATAATTTATCAGGATATGCTTCGGTAAACTTATCCCAAATAACAGGACCTAATCTTAAATCCCACACTTCGTAAGGTAAAGTATCTGTTTGACCCATAACCATATCAGCGGCTTTTGGATCGTCTGGTAATCCCTGACTACCCAATACTTCGTAAACCCCTTTGATTAATTCGTGTAATAATACAGGGAAGAACAATCCTTTAACTTTAATTGTTGGGGGATCTGTAGTATCGTCAATCTCTTCGGACCCTTGTACTCCCTCACCACTTCCTGCTGCTGACATAACCATCTCATCCGGCATAATCCAATAGAGTAAATCATTAATTGACATTAATACTCCGTATAAGTTTAAAAGTTGTGGATTTATATTGTTTAAAGTTTCTTCAACTAAATGAAACATGTAATGTCCCTTCTTTGCGGCTCCTTGTATTAAGACGTTAATCATACGTCTTTTTTGTTTTTCCAAGTCAAACTTTTCAAATGCCGCCATAAAGTTTTCCAAATCATCCTCAGCCTCATCTGAACTTACCCCAAATTGGTCCATTACATCCTCATCTTCGACCTCCTCAGGTTCTGTAATCATTTTAGATGTATCTATACCACCTGGCATAGGTAATAACTCAACATCATAATTAAACGCACCATCAGGTAATGACAACTCTTTAACAATAGTGTCTACAGCTAAATCTTCTAAAGTTTTTTTATGTTGATTCTCTATAGACTTAACCTGCATTACGGCATTCATTAACAAACTCTGTAGTTGAGCGAAAGCGTTAGGTCCTGACACATCTTGCATACCTGTGTAATGCTTAACCTTTTCAACTACCTGTTTAAATCTTTCAGAAGCAACCAATTCAGCAAATGAGTTATCAAACTCATCTTCTTCTTTACCAGGTAGAGCGGGATTGTCAGATAATGGAGTTTCTCCACTTGAGATTTTTCTCTCTATCTCTCTGTCCATTCTTTCAGGTCCGTCATATTCAATCTGTTCCTTGATGGATTTAATAATTTCTTTTGCTGATTTACTCATCTCTAAAATTTATTTTGCTAAATAAGTTCTTAGCGGTTAATAGTGTAGGTAAGTCCGAATTTTCTCCCGCCTTTGGTTTGGGTGAGTGTTTTGGTTTGTATGGTGTGCCAGGTTTACTGATTCCTGGCTTTGTGGTTGGTCTTGCAGGTGCAATTTCTGTCCCTGCCTTTGGTTTTGGTGAATGTTTTGGTTTGTAGGGGGTACTCGGCTTTCCAATTCCTGGTTTAGTTACCGGTTTTGCTGGTGCAATACTCGGTTCTTCATTAAGGATATCTTCTTTAGTATACATCGTACCTTTGTTTTTCTTAATCAAAGATACAATACTTTCTTCAATTTGTCTAATTTTTTCTTCATTTTCCTCCTCGAACATACCTAACGTAGTTATAGGAGTTTTCATTTTCTTATCGTATTTTTTTTTCGCCCTTTTTAAATTTTCGTTAGGTTCACCCTCCATTTCATCTTCAGTTACTTCTACAGTATCATTAGGGTCTAAATCCTTTTTTATTTCAGGAAATTTTTCGGCAGGTACTTTAACTACCGCTTCCTTAACGAATCTTCTATATAGGGCATCTATTTGATTATCTGAAAAACTTTTAAGTATATCGTTAGATATACCTTCAGATAATAAATGTAATTTTTTAAAGTTATTAGTTTTCATGATTAATTAAATTTTCATTATAAGAAAGAACAACATCTCTTTCATATAATTTATCAGAAACACTATCTATTTCCTCACCGAAACGGAAAACTAATCTAGTGTGGTTATCGTCTATAACATGGTCACTATCTGATTTTTCCCATGCAAGAGATATGACCCCTTCTACGGAGTCATATACACAAAATAAATCTGAATTTTGAATTAAGTCTAGTTCTATGTCTGAGTTTTTTAGGGTACCTACTTTTCTTATATACTCTACATTCGGAGGTAGTGGTCTACCTGCTGCAGGAGATATATCCCAATCTTCACCCCAAACCTCTAAAGTGTCTGAAAATATAAATTCGTATATATTATCACCTTTATAGTTAGGTCCTAACTCATTGACATAAATTAAATTCATAGTATCTCACCGGCTGGACTAATCTTAATCTCATCCTCGTTTATGTTAAAGACTAAATTACCTTTGTTAGTCTTACCTATAAACTTAGCGTTTTTATTTTCTTTTAAGATAAACTCAGAAGAGTTTTCTTGTTCAAACGACTCAGATAACTCTTTTATTCTGGATTTTGTTTTTACCTTTTCAATTTTTTCTTCTATGAAAGACTTAACTTTTTTAGATTCAGTTAGTTTACTTTCTTCTTCACTGATGTCAAAGTAACTTGTGAGTACCTTTTCAACGTTAGACTCGGTAAATATTTCATCCAACATATCTTCACCTAATTCTTCAGTTTCAGCTTCATCTCCCATATCTAAATCCATGTCATCTTCATCACCCATATCTAAATCCATGTCATCTTCACCACCTAAATCCATATCACCTTCCATATCGTCATAATCAATCTCTTCTTCAAAGTTAGATAAAATGTCTTCTTTATCCTCTTCACTTAAGTTTTCTAAGTTTACTGCCGAGATAACAGAGTTTAAAACATATTTTATATCTTCAGAATTTAACCCTTCATTACTATCTAGAGTTCTTAACTTCTGACCTAACTTTCCTGTTAGTTTTTGTATAACCTTAAAAGTAACATCTTCGTCATCCTTTTCAGGTGCACCCATACCTTCATCGTCCATACCTAAATCTAAACCTTCTTCGTCACCCATAGGTGCGTCGTCCATACCTAAATCTAAACCTTCTTCATCACCCATAGGTGCGTCGTCCATACCTAAGTCTAAACCTCCTTCATCACCCATAGGGTCCTCAGCTGGTGGTGGGGGTGGAGTCTCACCTCCCATATCGCTTGATTCAGGAGTTTTTAATACGAACTTTTTTTGTTCACCTATTAAACTAATATTTTCAGTATGCTCTGTTAGTCTATTAATTTCTCCGGCCAATAAATTAAGTTTTTTCATTGCTTGAGAATAAGACTTATAATATCTTCTATTCTGCATAGGCTCAATGTAATCCATTTCGGATTCATTAATTCCTCTTTTTACTATATAACCATTTTTTTCATTGACGATTCCATAATAGTTTCCGTCTGACAATTGAATAGTATAATCAGATTTGCTCTCGTTTACTTCTGATTTAACTTCTTTATAACGAGAAATTTCAATAATACGGTTAATCTGTTCCATACCTTTTAACTTCTCACTTCCTATAGGTTTTAAATCTGCCATAGCTTTTTTTTTCTAAATATTTTAATATATCTAACAATAAAGCATGGTTAGATATTTTTTTATAAATATGCACTAAATAGGTAATTTTACCTTTATTTTATTATAAAGTTAGAATTATTGATTAAGGGTTAAAGATTTATCGATAGAATCTATTTTCAAATCAAACAGTTTTTGTATATATCCGTTTCTCCTTAAGTACTTAAATACTATATTCTCATCTGAATATTCTCCACCCTTTTCTAAACCACAACTTCTATATTTTTTTAACTTATCCTTTAACTTATCGATTTTTTCTAATTTTATTTCTAGTTCATCATCTGATATATCATCAATTAATGTATCTATCATATCCATCCATTTTTTTGATTTTTTTTCGATGTTAGGTTTGTCAATTTTAACATCTTCTTTTTTTGGTTTGTTAATCCAATCATCGTAGAGTATTGAATATACTCCTGTGGACATATGAACCTCATTTAAATCTTGCATATATAACTCAACCTCATAACTTTTTATAGTTATATCGTGTTGTGAATTAAAAATAGTTTTCTTTAAATTAAAAATGTTAGAATATAATTCGTTCTTATCTATATCAATATCATTAGAATTATATATTAAATGTAAATCAATATCTGAGAATTCAGACCAGTTATAATTAGCTAAAGAACCTGTCATAGTTACATCGTGAATGAAAACATTAACATCGATGAATTTTATAAACTCATCGGCAATTTTTAATAAAGACTCCCTTATGTTCTTTTTTAGTTTTAATTCTCCATCTAAATCCCAAATCTCAGAATTAAGATTATCCCTACTACCAAAACTATTAATTATTTTATTATCCATAACAATAAATATGAATATTAATTAATTTGTTTCTATTTTCCTGTATTCATATTTTTTACCGATTTCCTTATTAAAAAAACTACCTTGTGATTCTGACATTCTAAATTTAGTAAAAACATCATGTGGGACTTCATCATATTCATACTGAACTTCACCTTTAAATGTTACTAATAACTTTTTTGTGGACGTATCATACTCGGCAATTTTAACAGTAGAAGACTCAATCTCACAAATTATTTTTTTACCTATTATTTTCTCTGATTTTATTGACATGATTTTTTTCTTATAAAATAAAAAACCCCTCAGAATTCTGAAGGGTTTTTCTTTAGACAAGTTTAATAACCTTTTTCTTACTTTTCTTCGTGAACGGTAACTTTATTGACAACACACCGTCAGTAACATCTGCTTCTATTTTACTTGTATCCACATCATGAGGTATAATAAACTTTTTACTAATAAAACTATTACATAGCTCTGACATTAACGTATTATCCTCATATTTTGTTTCACCTTTAATAAAGATTTTATTATCGTCAAGTTCAACAGATAAATTTTCTTTATTAAAACCAGGTACTAACATATCAAGAGAATAACCATCATCAGTTTTATAAAACCTATAATTGTTATTATAAGTTAGATTATCGTTAAAAAACGAATCGTTAAAAAAATCATCAATTAATGACCTATTTTTGAAAATTGTTAACATTTTATATTTTTTTTTAGTTTATTTTTGACTATTAATTGTAATAACCGTACCAACGGGTAAAATAAATAAATAAACTGACATTATGTCAGTCTTTAAAAAAAATATTGTAAAAATGTCAGATATTGTTTTTAAAGATAAAAATACTATATTTAGTAAAAACATTAATAGATGATAGAATCAGTAGACCCAAACGAAAAGTCAGGTTCAAGGAAAAAAGACATTTCTAATTCTAAAACACCTGTTTTAGACAACTTTTCAAGAGATTTAATAAAATTAGCGTCTGAGGGTAAATTAGACCCTGTTATTGGTAGAGATAATGAAATTAGAAGAATCTCTCAAATATTATCAAGACGTAAGAAAAACAACCCAATAATAATTGGAGAACCCGGTTGTGGTAAAACTGCAATTGTTGAAGGATTGGCAATGAAAATATATGAGGGTGATTGTCCACAAAATTTATGCGAAAAAAGAATCGTATCATTAGACATGACTTCAATAGTCGCGGGAACAAAATATAGAGGACAATTTGAAGAAAGATTAAAAGTCATATTAGATGAATTATATGAAAATGATGACATCATTATTTTTATTGATGAGATTCACACAATTATAGGTGCAGGTAATTCATCAGGTTCATTAGATGCATCTAATATATTTAAACCAGCACTAGCAAGAGGTGAACTACAATGTATCGGTGCGACAACCTTGGATGAATATCGTGAAAATATTGAAAAGGACGGGGCTTTAGAAAGAAGGTTTCAAAAGGTTATGGTTGATGGGTCAACTAAAGAAGAAACATTAGAAATTTTAGAAAACCTTAAAGAGAGGTATGAAGACCATCACAAAGTAAATTATTCTAAGGATTCACTTGAAGCATGTGTTAATTTAGCTGATAGATATATTACGGACCGTGAATTTCCTGATAAAGCGATTGATATAATGGATGAAGTAGGTGCAAGAGCGCAAATTAATATTAAACTACCTGAAATAATAGAATCGTTAAAATTAGAAGCCTTAAATATTAAAAATCAAAAGATTGCAGTAGTAAAAGGTCAAAAATACGAGGAGGCTGCTCAACTAAGAGATAAGGAAAGAAAGTTACTTGATAAATTAACCTTTGAAAAAGAGAAGTTTGAAAAAGAAAAAAATCAAACACGTAGAGATATTACCGTAGAAATGGTTTATGATGTTGTTTCTACTATGACCAAAATACCTATTTCTAAGTTGAATTCTGATGAAAAGTCTTCACTACTTAAATTAGAAGAAAATCTTAATGAATCGGTTATAGGTCAAGAAGAAGCGGTAAAAGTAATTTCTAAGGCAATAAGAAGGAACCGTGTAGGTATTAAAGACCCAAATAGACCCATAGGTTCATTTATCTTCTTAGGTTCTACAGGTATTGGTAAAACTCATTTAGCGAAACAATTAGCAAAAGAAATTTTTGGGGACGAAGAGTCACTAATTCGTATGGACATGTCAGAGTACCAAGAAAAGTTCTCAATGAGTAGGTTAATCGGTTCTCCTCCTGGATACGTAGGATATGACCAAGGGGGACAACTTACTGAAGCGGTTAAAAATAAACCATACTCTGTAGTGTTATTTGATGAGGTAGAAAAGGCGAATAAAGATATTTTCTCATTATTACTACAAATGATGGATGATGGTTTCTTAACAGATTCTTTTGGTAGAAAAATAAATTTCAGAAATTGTTTAGTTATAATGACTTCTAATTTAGGGGTTAAAAAACTTCAAGATTTCGGTACGGGTATTGGTTTTGATACTAGTACTTCTATGTCAACTAATGAAGCACTAAAAAAATCTTTATTACAGAAAGAACTTAAGAGCCATTTCACACCTGAATTTTTAAATAGGGTAGATGAGGTTGTTATATTTAATCCTCTTAAGAAAGATGAAGTTTGTCAGATTGTAGAAATCGAAATATCTAAACTTAATAACAGATTAGAAAAGTTAGGTTATGATATTTTTGTAGAAAAAAGAGTTAAATCGTATATTTCTGAAGTTGGGTTTGATGAAAAGTATGGTGCTAGACCTATCAAAAGAGCGATTCAAGAAAAGATAGAAGATTTGATTTCTGAAGAAGTTCTTAAAGGTAATGTTGTTGAAGGTGGAAAGTACAAACTTAAAATTAAAAACAAAACCGAAATTTATATCGAAAAAAAGTAGTAAATATTTTTGTATAAATAAAAAAGTTTATTATATTTGTATTCTAATCGACGAACAAATGAATACGAATAAACTCAACAGACTGAAGGAAGTACTCTCAATTCCTACCAAAACTTACAAAGAGGACGGTATGGTTGAGTACCTCTCAAATGTACTCAACACTATCGAGGGGGTTGAGTATTATACTGATGAGATGAACAATGTCTATGCGGTTAAAGGGGTTCTTCCTGAGGGAGAGTTTTACCCTATGTTTATTGCACATACGGACACTGT